CCTGTATCGAGTCAGCATTCCCTCGATGTCCTCGGGTAGCCCCGACGCACCGACCTTGGACCCAGCGAACGTCACGGAGTCGCCGAGCAGGGTCATGCGCGTGACGCTCTTGGCCTGGACGCCAGCCTTGTAGGTGCGCGCGCACAGGATGATGCACGCCTCCTCGATGTCATGAGGCAGCGTGCGCACGAGGCTGGCGTCATCCTCAACCTGCTGCGGCGTGACGTATCCCGCCGCGTAGGTGACGGTGTATGTGCCGTGGAATCGACCGCATTTGGACTCAATGGCCCCCTGCGCTGCGTCGATCCGGTAGCTCCCCGTGCCGGTGTGACCTGTGATCCCGCCCGTGTCGGATGAAATCACATCCACACTCACGAGGGGACGCACAGGCAGCCACATCTTGGGGTAGAGGCTCGCACGCACCACATCCACGCGAGCAGGGCCAAAGCCCAACTCGTAGCCCACGAACGACTGGATGCGCGCTGACTGGACGTCGATCTGTCGTGTCAACTTCGCGTCCTTTGACGTGTCCGTGATGCCAAGCTCATCCTTGAGCGTGGCCAATGTGGTGAGTGCGAAGGGCCTCATTTGGTCTTACCGCCCCGCATTGCCTTGTCGACATCTGGGCCTGGAGTGCTTGGCGTGTACTCCTTTGCGGCACCCTGCTTGATGAGGGCTTGTGCCAAAGGGCGAGGGCGCTTGATGCGGTCTCCTTTGGTGTAGCGGCCACGGGGCTTGAGGATTTCAATGTAAACGAACTCGACTTCTTCTTGTGTTTCAGGCACTTGCAGACTCCTTTCGGTATGGGTTTGAGCGTTCGTTGTGACGCTCACATTTGGCTCTATTCAGGACAAAGACGGGGCACGGGACAGAACTGCTTACGCAGCGCCGTAGGTCACCCCTTGAATTACGGTGAATGCACGATTGTGGCGCAGGGCGCAGTCGACGCGGTGCGTCAGGCGGATGACGGTCTCATCGTTCTGCACGCCATTGACCTGCTGTGCGTTCTCATCGATGTAGGAGGCTCCGTTGAACTCTTCCACGCGAAGGTCGAGCGTTTCGCCGATGACAAATTCGTTGAAGTCCCCGAAGTAAATCTCGGATTCGTTGGCGTTGCCTGCCGCAGTGAAGTCGAGGTCGTCGGGGATTGAGTTGGTGGTCATGTACGGGTGGCCGTTGAGCGTCCCGCGCAGCATTTCGTCCCGGTAGACCCAGCCGTTGGCGTCGCGAAGGCGCTTGAGGCGCGCCTCAGTGCGAGACGTGAAGACCCAGCCAAACGCCTCACCGTCGATGTCAGCGCTCTTGACCAGCTGCTCAGCCTGAGACAGGTCGTCCATGATGTTTTCGGTGGTCGCCCCCGAGGAGGTGAGCAGGTGCGACGCGTCCACAGAGCCCTTGATTCCCGTAGGGGTGTTTGCACCAGAGCCGCGCAGGAACGCCACGTCTTCAGCGTTGGCCGCTGTGCGCATCGCATCGTCCTCGACCATGGCGCCGATCCCCGCAGGGATGGTCTCGTCGTGGATGAGTTCGTTGGAGATGGAGATGAGGATCGCGAGCTTCTTGGCGACCAACTTCAATTGGCCGTACTCTCCCTGGCTGACGGGGATCGCGCTCGACTCACCGCTCCAGAACGCCGTGGGCGTGCCGTTCTGACGGCCAAACGTGAGCTGACCACCGGGCATGCCGATGGTTCGCGCTCCGAGCTTGCGCACGACGGTCTTGCTGCGGAGCACGCCGATGAACTCGGTCGAATGCTTCACCGGGACGGTCGCACCGCCCGTGGCCAGCGCGCCGATCCCGAGACTCTTGACGGCGTCATGATCGCCTGCCTTTTCAGCCATGATCTTGGCGTTGGCCTCAATGCCTCCTGCGGCCTTGGCGTAGAGCACACCACGGAAGAAGGAGGCACCGTCGACGTCATGATCATCGATGGCTTTCTTGAGGCCCTTGCCACTGAAGATGGCGCGACGAAGGCGAGCGGTGCTCTCATCACCCTTGAGCGCGTTCTCGTTCGCAAACTTGACCTTGAGCTTGTCGTGGGCTTTTTGCGCCACCTGAGCGGAGAGGTCTTCAATGCTGATTTCAAGCTCTTGAGCCTTGGCCGCAAACATCTCCTCGATGGCAGGATTGACCTGCTCCACGACGGCGTCTGTGACTTCGGTGACAATCTCCTCTACGGACTTGTCGATGTATTCTTCTTGCTGCTGTGCTTCGCCCATGGCGTGTTCTCCTGGCTGTGCGCTCTAATTGGCGCGATTGAAAATCAGGCGAGTGCCACGGGGCGCTTGCGCTGGGGTAGATTTTGATGTGTTGGGTTCGCCCTGGTCGTCCTCGACGGTGGGCTCTTCGCCCTCTGGCTCGGGGGCGCTCACAGCGTCGCCCGTGGGTGCTGCTGTGAGCGACTTGACCTCTTGGGCGAGCTGTTCAATTTGCTCACCCATGCCTTCGATGAGCGCCAGCAGGTCGTCATGCGTCGAGCCTTTGGCGTCGATGTCATCGGACTTGGGGCCCGCATCGAGCGCTTCCTGATTGCATCCAATGGGCACGGGGCTGACCTCAGTGAGCATGCACTCCTGAAACTCAATGCCGCCGCGCCATCGATTGTCGTCGTCACGGTAAGCCCACTTCTTGGCCTTGAAGCCGACAGAGCACGCCGCTGCGTATCCGCGCGCATACTTGCCCTGAATGAACGCCGCCTCGGGATCTTCCATGTCCCAGTCGACGCCGATCCACAGCCGCTTGGCGATCACCTTGATGTAGGGGATCTTGCCCAGCGGCCACTTGCTGTAATTGTGGTTATTCATCCACACCGGATTCTTCTTGAAGTAAGAGAAATCCCACCCTGACTGGATGATGATGTCGTTTGAGCGATCCACAGCCTCAGTGCTGGCGATGAAGTAGTGCAGTCCCTTGGGCGCGCCCGCAGGAATGCCTGTAGCCTTGGTCTCGCCCTTGAGGATGACCGACTTCGCCACGCCATCAGGCGCGGCCTTGAGGCCCACATAGGTGAGGCTCAGGGTCTTGCGGATGATCTCGTCTGGAGAGAATGTGCGTGGCTCGCTCATGCGGCCCCCTGCTTGGAATCAGGCGCGCGCAGACGAAGCACCCTGCCCTTCAATTCAGCGGGAATCGGGGGAGGCAGCACGCGCACTCGGGCCATGGGTTTGAGTTGCTTGCTTGCTGGGGATACGTCGATGACCTGCTCGGCTTTGACCTCTTCCCAGTGGTCCGCTTGGCGCAGGATGACATCGCCACCTACGAGCGGAGCGTCACCTGAGAGCCTGCGCCAATCGTTGATGGTGTAGGACTCAGGCATGGCCTCCATGACCTTGAGCTTGAACTCGTCGTCAGCGGGCACAGGGCTGTCGTATTCGACATAGAGCCCGTCCGTGTCGTCGAAGCACTCGAACGCCTGAGACTCGTAGCCTCGGGCGATGCGCTTGCACCGAGGGTCCACGCAGCCCTTCATGAAGAGAAACCACGCCGCCTTGATGGTGGCGCGATTGGAGTTCTCAACCTGCCCGATGATCTCGGGTGGGATCGCGAAGTGGTAGCGGATGGCGTCGGCAATGAATTTGCGATACTCCACCATGCCGAGGTCTTTAAAATTGGTGCCGAGCTGGTGGACCGTGACGGTCTTGCCAGCCACGAATGCAGCGCGCCATGCCTTGCGGAATCCACGGTGCCTTGCGTTCCACTTCTCCTCGATTTCCTCGCGTCTGCTGGGGTCTCCATCGTAGTGAATGAGGAGCTCAGGCTTGGCGGAGTTGTGGAAGAATGCAGACGCGTGTCTGGCCGCGTACTCCGCCGTGCTGACTTCATCCTCAAGGGAGCGCCAGAGGCCACGCCCACGCCCATAGGGATTCGCCGGGTCGATGACCTTGAGCACGTAGGCGTCAACGCCTTGAGTGAAGATGAACTTCGACCCTGAGATGGTCGCCTCAATGCGGGCACCCTCCTGATGGCACCAGGACTGAGGCAGGGGGCAATGCTCAAGGTCGCCGCTCTCGTCGGGGACCAGTGCGATCACCGCCTCGCCATCAAGGTCGAGGTACGTGTTGACCAGCGACCTGAATTGAGACGCGGACATGCACGCGTTTGGTCGCGTAAAAAGCCTGAGCAGGGGGTGTGAGGTGACCTCTTCGCCCTTGCGCATAAGCCTGAACGGCACTGACTCGACGGCGGTGTCGATACGGCCCGTGATGCGGCGTAGCTCAAGGGATCGCTCCCTGGCACCTAATGCGTCGTCACTCTGTGGGGGCGTGCGATGACGTCCATACACCTGAGACTCAAGAGCCTTCGGCGCGTCTCGACGGGTCGATGACCCGGAGAACCACTTGGTGATGGACGAAAAAAAAGACACGCTTGAGCCCAGAATGGCTCGCGTGTCTTCGCGATGGATTCGATTAAATCTGATTTGACACTACACATGGGCGCACCAGTCGTCAATAGAGCGCCTAATAAAACGCGACCTCAGTGCGGGGCGCGTACGACATCACAAGGGCGTCAGCGTAATCAGGGGAAGGCACACCGCGCTTCTTGAGGTCCTTCTTCGACTCAATGATGACGCGACCACGTGAGCGGGTCTCGTATTTTGGCTGGGACAGCTGAGCGATGAGCTGAGGGCAGTCAGGGATTGAGATGCACTGGTCGATGGGGTGCTCCTTGCCATCAGGATCGCCCTGCTCAAACAGCACCATGTCATGCGTTTTGCGGAATCGCTCGCGCACAGCCCACCATGACTCAGCCTTGAGGTTAAAGAAGCGCTCAGCAGAGGTCTTGCCAGACGCCCAGTATTTGTCCGTAGGCGCAGCCCCTCCACGGAACGCCACCGCGTTGAATTTCGGCGGGCTGTCGTCCTCCCGCCAAGCATCGCCGACCGCAGAGCCGATGCCGTCCGCATCGTACGTCAAGGAGCATGCAGACTCGCCGCCGACGATCTCGCGAGCCCAGCGCGCCAGTCGGGTTGTGCCTGCCTGATTGGTGGCGTAAGGCATGTACACGATGGGGCCGTTGCGGCGCACGAGCACGCTCTCATTGTCACCGCCGTTGGCGACATCAAAGCCCCACTCGTCGCCCTCGTCGTTCACCGGACCTTGCGGCACCCATCGAAGGGCGGACTGAATCCATGCGCTCGGGATCACGCCGCCCTCCTGACTGCCCGCGAAGTCCATGTCGACCTCTTG